CTTTTTCTAACCACCATTCTCGACTCTTGTATATATCTACAATAGAGTCTCGAAGTCTGTTTCTAAGTTCTAATGGTAGAGGATCTTCTGTTACATGCTCTATAGGAATGCCAAATAAATCTTTCTTCATAGTCGTATTTATAGAAAAAAGAGCCAACATTTCTGTTGGCTCCTAAAACGTTATACCGTTTTATTACTCGTCAGCTAAAGACTTGAAATATGATAATGTATCATCTTCAGAAGAATCATCATCTAAGCCATTGCTGGATGCTTGGACTGCTTTCACCTTATCCATAAACTGATCGTCTTCAGCATCACCGGTTGTCTGTGAAATTTGTTCTGCCGTTGCTACTTTAGCACCGCCTGTAAGAACCATATCAAGTTTAGATTTCAACTCCTCATAGGATTTGAACTCTCCCTCGCCAACTTTCTCTTGTAAAGAATGTTGTTGATTCCATATAGTTTCAATTTTCACATCATCATCAGATATAGCAGTTACGGCATCAAATTCACTTTTATCATAGTTTCTAAAGCCTTCTACTTGTCTGATCTTTAGTTTGAAGTTAGCACCTTCCCAGAAATCAAAAGGATTTACTGGAGTCTCATCTTCAAATTGTGGTTGCATAACATCTTTAATCTTGTCAAAGATTTTCTTACCAAACTTGTAGAGGAACACTTTTCCTACTGCATCTGGATTAGCAGAATCTTCTACGACTAAAATGTTAGCATAGTAATTGAGGCGTCTTTTTTGCTTACGCGCAATTTCTTTATTCGCCTCAACACCTGAATTCCATAGTTCAGAATTTAATTCTGATACTGGGTCTGGCTTGTTAAGCGTTGTAAGACTGTTTTCAATATACCATTTACCTGTAGGACCTTGGAACCCATGATTCCAAATTCTTACCCATGGCATATCCTCGCCCTGTGGAGCAGGCAAAAATCTAATAACGGCGTAACCGTTACCTGCTTTGTCTACTGTTGGTTTCCATTCCCGATCATCGCCTTGTTTGAAGTTGGATGTGGGATTACTGATTTTCTCGACTTCCTTCATTAGGTTATCGAAATTACCTCTTTGTTTTCTGAGGTCTGAAAGTGTATTAAACGACATATATTTCTCCTGTATTGCGTTGTATTACGTTATATTATTTGTATTAGACAGAACCCTCTGTCTAGCAATTATATTTATAAGACTTTCATGTTTATCTGTCAGAGATTTGGTATCCTTTTTTACAAATGGAGAATACTTAGATACCAATAAACATGTGTCGCCTAATATCATATCATCACTATAATCATCTATGAAGTTCAGTAGTCTATTCATAATAACGACGGTTTCAAGTGTTATTTGTTTTCCTAATAACATCTTTAATATAAGAGGATGATCTCCTTGTGTAGCATCCAATATATTGTCCTGTTCCATTCTTGTTTGAATGTTTAATAAATCTTGTTCAAAGTTATAACTTAATCTTTCTCTTCTTGCCTTTGTTTCTTTGTAAACTTCTATAGCATCAGAGTCATATGGAAAGCCTCCAAACTTATCTCCTGTAGCAAAGTTAAATACAATTATATTAATTAGTTCTCTCTTCTGATACTTCCTTGCTAGTTTGCCAAATATTAGTTTCATATTTGTTTTAGCTTCAAACTTTTCTGCTGGCATATTAGCTCTCATGCCATGTTTTGTAATATCATATGTTGCACGTTGAAAGTGTAGTTTTATAGATAAGTAAATTTTATATGCTTCAAGTGCGTTCATACTCTTGCCAATAATATACATATTTGTCCCAGATATCTTTTGTAGTTTTTTGTTTTGTAAGTTTATAACCTTGACTTTTTAGTATTTTAGATAATGTTCCTGACTTTAGTTTTTGCCAATACTGTATAGGTGTTTCATATAACATTCTATTTTGTCTACCTAATACATCATGTTCATATGTATATTCTGCCATACCATCATCATTCACATCTATATTAGATATAATAATTTTATCTGGTCTACTTAAATTAGTTATCTTTTCTATCAAGTCTAATGGTGTAAGTATATGATACAATACTCCACAACATACTACAACATCTGCTGGTCTTCTTTCTAAATAAAAATCTTGATAGCTTTTACTTACTACTTCACAACCTATATTTTCCAATCTTTCTATTTCATATAAACCAGGTTCGACGACTCTATGGTGTGCAGGTTTTGTTTTTTGTATTAGTTCACTATGAAATCCATACCCTGGTCCTATTTCTATAACATTACTGCCTACAGGAATGCCTGAAAAGAACTCTTTATAGGACCATTCTAAATACTTGTCCCATTGTTCCTTCATATAAGTTTCTCAGTCTTACGCTTTTCCTTTAAAAGATTCATATCCAAAGCTTCTTCTTTTATCTTAGCTTTTAGATTAGATGTTAAAAACTTACTAATAGATTCTATTTCTATATCCTTCTTAATACAATAATCACATATCATATCCATGCAAGGTGTATTAGCATTGAAGGCAGACTTTTCAATAAACTGTGAAAACTCTGTAGAAGTATGAAACTCCTTTGTAACTAGAAATACATCACTTACTTTTTCAGTCATCTCTATCGTGTTGTCTACTACCACTCTTGGTGTCATTTTTATTCTCCTGCACCCATTTTTTAATATAAGTATGAACATCATTTGGGCACGTTATGTAGGGTGTTCTACACAAGGTGCGTTGTGCTTCTCCCTTACGATCAAATGTATGAACAACGGGAGAGTCAAAACAATCTGCAATAGAGCTAATTGTTTTAGGGTCTCCCTTTCCAAAGTGTGCTACAGAAGGCAAGTTAGGATCTGTCATAAGTTCTAACATACCTTGAACAACATCATGGACATGTGTAAAGTCTCTTTCTTTTTTACCTGTTCCATATATTGTTAAAGGCTTGCCTTCTAAATAATCCTTTTTAAATTTCCTAACAACGGTGCTATATTCTCCATAGTCTGCCTCGCCAGGACCATATACATTGTAAAAATACATTAAGACATAATCTAAAGAATATAAACTTCTATATAATTTTAAAGATGTTTCTGCCATAATCTTGCTAAATGTATATGGATTTTCATGTGACTCTGAATATTGTGTGCTAGAACTTGTAGCATAAAATAACTTACAATTAAATATTCTAGCCCAGTCAGCTACAGCACATGTAGTCCCTATGTTGTTTACAATAGTTTCTGTAGGATACTCTAAAGCTCTTCGTATCCTAGGACTATTTGCCAAATGAAATATTGCACTAGGAGGCTCTACCATAAAATGATGAGGATTAAAATTTACAACATCACATTTATGATATTCTATATTCTCTCTTTCAAAATACTTTTGCCCAGATCTATTATCATCTACAACGGTTACAAAAAATCCTTGTTGAGATAATTGATCTACGAGATGTGAACCAATAAATCCACAACCTCCAGTTACAATAATGTTAGGCATATCTGTTAGCATAAGTCTATTATAGGTTCTATTGAAGTATTAGTCAACAGGTTTATAGAAGATATGGTTGTCTACTGTTAAGGTTTTAACATAATGACTAGCCCAATCTGGATTAACCTTTTTACTATGATACCACAAGGCACCTTTTGTTATGTCCTCCTTTGACTTCCATTTTAAAAGAACGTTGGCAAGTAATAATATATCTTCCCAACAATCTTCAGTAGGTATATCAGGCTTACCATCACAATACCAGCTAAACTGGCAGGAGTGTAAGTCTATTCTACCACTAGGATAATATTTAGTTTGTTTTACAACACCACATATGGTGTTAGGAAATCTATTATCCTTTACTCTATTTAAAACTACTAGAGCTACTGCAACTTTACCAGCAGTAGATTCACTTCTAGCTTCAAAATAAATGTTCTCAGCCAAGCAACGAACTTCATGTTCATCTGCATGTGCTGTTCCATACATACCCAAAAATAATAATGGTAATGTTATCCATAGTTTCATGGTTCCCCCTTTACTATTATAAAACTAAATCAGACTCCTGGACAGGTTTGTCCTTCTTTCTGTTATAATCCTTTTTGGACTTATGTGCACCTGCACCAGTCTTGTTGCGAGAATGTTTCGCCACAGGATTTCTTAACTTTAGTTTCTTTTTCATAATGTTATTTATTATACTTTCATTATAACCTAATTTCAATGGTATAGGATACCAAACGAAAAGTTGTAAAAAAATATTTTTTTATAAATAGAAGTGTAACATAGATTTCGTTTATGTTATATAATAAATTTTATTAATATTACAGACAGGAGAGGTTTCATGACCACGGCTACTATTGGTAGAGTAGCGAAGCACATGAAAACCAACGTTGATAGACTAAGAGAAGATGAGCGAGTTTGTTTCTTCTGCGATGCGATTCAATTAGTAGCGATTATGGCAGCTCCGTTACTACTACCCTATTTTATTATAGTGTTTTCAGGAACACGACACATAGGAGGTTTTTAATGTATAAGTTAGAAACCGAAGAACTCAAAAACATTGCAATCACATTTTGCGTTGCAGGAGGTATCATAAGCATACCTTTTCTACTCATGGTGATATGAATGGACGAGTTAAAAGAAAAATTAGAAATATTTTGCCTATGGACAATCTTTTGCATAAGCATTGGAGCGATAGTTCAATGACTTTATGGACTAGAATAACTATTGCAGTTATACTTATACCATGGGAAATTCCTATTGGAGTTCTTATAGCAACATTATTTATCTGATAACAAGCGTCTTACGAGGCGCTTGTTTTCATATATTCCTCATAAACATCACGTGCCTCTAATAGTTGAGGAACAAAATCATCACGTTTTTCTATATGAATCATAGGACCATCGTCCTCTTGTGTGATCAATACGACTGTTTGATCTATAGGTATGCCTGTTCTTTCTTCAAACATAATGGCATAAGCAGAACACTGCATAAAATAATTATAACAATGTGATCTTACTTTACGTTTCTTAGAAGTTTTGAAATCTATAACAGAAAGACGTCCGTCATATTCTGCAATACAATCTGCCTGGCCAGCTAGTCTTAAATGATCTGAATATAGTTTAGTTTCTATACCTTGTATATTATCTATTTTAGATAACATTTCTACCATTACAGAATACATTTCTTCGTTGAGAGGATTCAATGTTTTTCGCCCCTCCTCTTCCTTTAGCATTTCATTATATAAACGGTATTCTACTAACTTGTGTATTGATGTGCCTCGAGCTGCTGACTGCCTAGATATTTTGTCAGCCTCTTTAGCACCTACACGCTTACGCCAGGCATTTATAAATGGTTTATTCTTATGTGCAAGAATAGTTGTAACAGACGGATATAATTTTCCGTCTGGTGTTTCATACCTTCTACCATTATCAGTATTGATTGTTTTTAGTTTATCGAAATCTACAAAGTTATGATTGAACATTATTTACCAATATCCTTGATATTGTTCTTACCAATAACTTGATAGGCACCCTTGTTGTATGCTGGTGCTACAGTATAGCCAGAAGATATCTTAAGTTTTTCTTTCTGCCATTCTACATCAACACCTGTGCCACCGCCACCTGTCTTTGTCATAGGCGCTGAAGGTATATGTTCTGTAGTAGACTTGACTGCACGTTCTTTCTTAACTAACTCACTAGCAGGAATAGTCCTGACAGGAGCTTTTGTTCTACGTTTTGTAGGATTGTTTTTCTTGTATGCCTTACGTTTACGACCATTCATATCATAACGTAGGGAACCACCATAATTCATAAAAGCCATATTATCTCCTATTTTCTATATTATGCACTCTTGTTTAGTAAATGTCAAGCCCTAAATTACCTTATCCAGCATTTGTAGCCTGTGCATTTATCTAAGTCTGCTCCACAATGTA